GCGTATGCAGGGTTTGAAGCCTAGAGGCTTATGGGTGTGCTACGGACATGATCCGCTAAAAGGCTGGAATACTTGGTCTAAAGCTGGCGACACATTGGCGTTTCCTGAAATTGAGATATTGCCGATAGAAAATATCAATCAACTAGACTTGCGGTTTGCTGTAGGCTTGACAGTACACATTGCAAGCAACGAAAACATCACAAAACTAAAGAAAATCCATAACGCTTTTGTTTCTGCAAAGGCTAAATCGGTTTTCGTATCCTCTAAAAAATGCTTAATCTTACCTTCAGGGAGCGTATTAGATGACTATGTTCCTGCGTGAAGATATTGATTTTTCAGCGTATCTGCGAGCTACAGACCTAAAGCAAAACGTCAAGGACGTATCGACATGGGTTGATGAACTTACAGACAATCTTGAAAATCCTGTTATCGAAAAATCTACTCCGATGGAGTGGGAGTGTACAAAGAACTTTGCGTTTAGACCTGGTGAGGTAACTGTTTGGGCAGGTTCCAATGGTGGCGGTAAGTCTTTGCTGACAGGACAGATTGCACTAGGTTTAGTCAAGCGTGGCGAGAAAGTATGCGTTGCGAGCTTTGAGATGAAACCCAAAGTATCGATTAAACGGCTTATAAGGCAGTTTGCAGGCGAAAACGTCGAGCAGTTGGCATCCACCCATGGGCTGCCCTACAAACGTGCCTTATATGACCGTTTTAAGGCTTTTGGTACTGGCAATATTTGGTTCTACGACCAACAGGGTACGGTAACAGCAGATCAGGTTATCTCAATGGCAAGGTATTGCGCTGTTGAGTTAGGTGTAACGCATGTGTTTATTGATAGCTTGATGAAGTGCGTTGCTGGCGAGGATGACTACAACGGTCAAAAGCGCTTTGTTGATGAGATTACTGCATTGGCTAGAGATCACAATATCCATGTGCATCTTGTCCACCATATCCGCAAATTGCAGTCTGACGAGTTGATGCCGAACAAAAATGATTTGCGTGGTAGTAGCTCTATTACGGATCAAGTAGACAATGTGTTTATCGTCTGGCGCAATAAGAAAAAAGAGAACGAAGTAAACAAGGGGATGGAGACTGATATGTCTGCGCCTGACATGATTTTAATGAACGAAAAGCAGCGTAATGGAGAATCTACTGAGTGGTATCACATGTGGTTTCACTTTGAAAGCAGCCAGTTTATTGAAAAGTGGCAGGGCTTCCCAAGTGACTTTGACAACAAAGGACGGTTCAGAGGTGCATGAGTTTTTTGAAGAAGAACGTCACAGATGTGAAGTCAGGCAAGTAATCAAGTGGCGAGTGCAAGACAGAAACAAGGCAATGGAGTACCTGCAAGCTGTAGCGAGTAAAAGAGGCCAGGATGCAGCGGATAGGTTAAGGAAGGATTCTGCTGAACAATGGGAACGCAAGAATCGAGGATTGGAGGGAGATTGGAAATGACAAAAATCAATATTAACGAAGAAAAGATATTAAAATTTTCAAATTTTATTGATGCAAATCCAAGTTATTTTAAAAAACAAAAAGAATGGTTTATTGAAAATTGGCATATTGTTGAAGCATTTGAAAGAATTGCTTTAAGGATTATAGGAATGAATCGTAATCATTATTCAGCAAGAACAATTGTTGAAGTATTAGTTCACCAAAGCGCAATTAAAGAAATAAATGGTGATTATAAAATTGGAAACGATAACGCGCCGGATTTAGCTCGTGTATTTGTTGTTTTGCATCCTAAGTATGTCGATTTTTGGGAATATCGCAGACCTGATTGGTTGGAGTTTAAAAATATGTTTAATGAGGAAAAGTTGCATGAGAGCTGCTAGAGTTGACGTAAATCAAAAGCACATTGTCAATTGCTTACGTAAAGAAGGTTATACAGTACAGCACTTGCATAACGTCGGTGAAGGCTGCCCAGATATTTTAGTAGGCTACAAAGGACTAAACATCTTGATGGAGATCAAGGACGGTAGAAAGCCTGAGTCAGAGCGCAAGTTGACAGCGCAACAGGTAATCTTCCATAAGATGTGGAAAGGACAAGTTGAGGTTGTTATTAGTCCAGAGCAGGCAATACTTGCAGTTTTAAGGCATACGGATGGCAAATAACAAAAAGCCACGTAAGAAGCATGTGCCACGTAGGAACATCTTGCCAATGACGATTCGACACAATGCGCAAAGTGAGCAGACATTGCAGCTAGTACCGCATACTGAGTTAATGAAGTTCCGTGAAGGTGTAGGCGACGAGATAGGCTGGAATACGATCACAGCTCGATTAAACGTCGGGTTAGTGGCTGCATACCAGGCAGACTTTGATCCTGAGTATTACTTGCTAATGGATAGTTTAAAAGCAATTGTTAATGTGCGAGAGAGATTCCTAAATACTGGCAGATGGGGATTATCTGGTGACGATCTTAAAAGCATAGGAGATGGTTTAGTTACTGTTGATAACCTACAGCTATCAATAACAAGAAAGCAATTATCAAAAGCTATTGATTATGTATTTAAAAACGCAGGAGCTTTAGATGATGTTTCTAACTTATACGTGCAAATATGAGGATAAATTTAACTGAAGCTGAGTTATTTGTTTGCAGAATGCTAGGTGTTATGCGTAGAGCTGAAGCAATGCACAAAGTATCAAACAAACAGGTCGGTAAAGATGATACATGGTCAATTGATATTGATGGCGTTGTTTCTGAATACTGCGTTGCTAAAATGTTAAATATATGTCCTGATTTAACTGTTAGCGTAAGAAGTGGTGGTGTTGATTTAATTAGCTCAAAAGGAAAAACAATTGATGTTAAATCTACGCGACATAAAAATGGCAGATTACTTGCGACATTAAAAAAAGTTGATGATCCTTGCGATATTTATGTTCTGGCTATTGTGGATGATTTTGGAGCTGATATTGTTGGGTGGTGTAGTAATGACGAGTTATTTTCTGATAAAAACAAAATTGATTTAGGTCATGGTATTGGATATGGATTAAATCAAGAATATCTAAATAAATTTAAAAATGATAAATCCTAATGAAGCAATAGACTACATAATCAAGCACTCACAGGCTTATGCTAAAGCTAAAGCTCAAGTTACTTATTTGACTGAGTACCGCAAGACTAAGAAAGCTATTTGTTTCCAATCAAGCCCACGCACAACAATGGCAGAGAAAGAGGCAGACGCTTATGCCCATCCAGAGTACCAGGCTGTATTGGAAGGCCTTAGGGAGGCCGTAGAGGAGGCTGAGAGGCTTCGCTGGATGCTGATAGCAGCACAGGCCAGGGTAGATGTTTGGCGCTCTTATGAGGCTTCTAATCGCAGTATAGATAAAAGGACAATGTAATGGATAAAAATGTACAGGCAGTTAGGCAAAAGCTGGCAGATCGAGCTGAGTTCGGCATGATGAAATACGGTGTTAGCACAGAGCGTACAGACTTATCTGCAAAGCAATGGCTTATTCACGCACAAGAGGAAGCGATGGATTTAGCTGTGTATCTGCAAAGATTAATTGATGACATGAATGACTAAAGACGAAAAGAAATATCTGTCGAAACTGGTAGACATTGGCTGTATAATTTGCTATAGGAATGGCTATCCTCAGACACCGGCAGAAGTGCATCATGTCAGGGGATTGGGGCTAGGAATGGGGGTAAGAAGTGGGCATTACGACACTATCCCACTTTGCCCAAGCCACCATAGAGGTAATGATGGGTATCACGGCATGGGTCGCAAAGCCTTTGAGCGCAAATACCAGATCACCGAGATTGACTTACTTATTCAAGTTAAGGGGTTGCTGAATTAACGCCAATTATGACCATTTTTAACTGCGTAAACTGTACCTAAAGATATATTAAATGCTTTAGAGATAAGTAGTGTAGATATTTTGTTCTCAATAAGAAATTTAATTGCATTTACTGAATTTTCATTTAATATTGCTCTGCCGTTGTTTGATCCTTTATTTGTTTTATGTTTTACTAAATCTTCATAATTTTGTTTTGGATAGCCATAAGATAAATTAGATACTTTATTATTGTATTTATTGCCATCTAAATGTCTAATTACCATTCCTTCGGGTCTATCACCAATAAAAAGTTTTGCAACAGTTGTATGTATATATATAGATTTTTGTCCAGTTCCATCAATATCTTTTAATGATACGCTAAGGTATTGTGTTGCTGAATTTAATTTTCTCAAAATAAATCCAGATGATGTTTTTTTTGCAAAATTACCAAAGTTACTTATTTGATAGTGTTGTTCGTATTTAGGTAAATCAGTCCAAATTTCATTAAGGTTTTCCATGAAAAAATCCAGTAAAGATAAAAAGATATCTAAAGTATACACTGAATTCAAAAAAGGCACATTGCACTCAGGAAAAGGCGGCCCTGTAGTAAAGAATCCTAAGCAAGCTATCGCAATTGCATTATCAGAGGCAAAAATTGCCAAGAAAGGGAAGAAAAAATGAAAGGTTTAAAAAGCTGCGGTAAATGCAAGGGCGGTGAGTGCAAAGGCGGTAAGAATTGCATGAGGGAAGAAAAAGAAGAAAGCATGGAGCATTCCGGTAAAAATGGCAAAAAAGGCATGACTGTAGCCATTATGGTTGCTATGCCTAAACGTGGCTCGCGTACAGCTACTAATAAGGCGAAGAAGAAATGAAGCCTGGACTTTACGCAAACATTAACGCAAAACGCAAGCGTATCACTGAAGGCTCAGGCGAAAAGATGCGTAAGGTAGGCGCTAAAGGCGCTCCGACTAAAGCTGATTTCAAAGAATCGGCTAAGACTGCAAAGAAAAAGAAATGACAGCGGCTTGGACTAAAAAGTCAGGTAAGAACGCCAAAGGCGGCTTAAACGAGAAAGGTCGGAAGTCTTACGAGGCTGAAAATCCTGGCTCTGATCTAAAGGCTCATGTAAAGACAGGTGATAATCCACGTAGAGCTAGTTTCTTGGCTCGAATGGGTAATATGCCAGGGCCAGAGCGTAAGCCAGACGGTGAACCTACTAGACTGCTGTTAAGTTTAAAGGCATGGGGCGCTAACTCAAAGGCTGACGCAAAGAGTAAAGCTGCTGCAATATCTGCAAGAAACAAGAAAAAATGAGCCATCAAAGCCAGCTAGACTTCGTTGCAGGTGTAAAAGCTAGATTCCCTGATTACTTTACCGACAAAAAGGTATTAGAAATTGGCTCTCTTGACATCAATGGCTCTATTCGTACCTTTTTTGATACTACTAGCTATATTGGCGTGGACGTTGGAGAGGGTCGTGGAGTTGACGTTGTAGCTATGGGAGAAGATTTAGTATTTCCTGAAAGCTACTTCGATGTAGTGGCAAGCTGTGAATGTTTTGAGCATAACGAACAATGGGTTAAAACCTTTGAGAATATGGTCAGAATGGCTAACGGATTAGTATTTTTTAGTTGCGCTACTACTGGGAGGCCTGAGCATGGAACCAGCAGGACTAGCAGGGCTGACAATCCTTTTCTTGGCGATTATTATCTTAACTTAACAGAGCAAGACTTTAGAGATAAGTGCGATTTAAGCAAGTTTGAGCAATACGAATTCTCGACTAATGACTCACCTGCTGATCTTTACTTCTGGGGCTTATGCAAGCAATCGTGATATGTAGTACAGGGAATGTTGGCTTAACGGTACTGGTAACTGCTTTGGAGGTCTATGCGCCTCACATACCAGTGTACATAAGCTGCAATACGCCTAAATGTTTCGGTAAGCACATAAAGATGATTCCGAACATGGAGTCTAACTTTGGTGATGCCTACAATGTAGCTACAGACTATGCGTTTGCTCAAGGATATGATTCTGTAATCTTGGCTAATGATGACGTAGTACCTACACCTAGCACTATTACTAAAATGGCAGTAGATTGGGATTTGCTCAAGAACGCAGGGTATAAGGTTGGCTTCTTGGGTACTAGGTCAGACTTTGTATTGCCTGAGCAAAATATACGTTATCCTATTGTCGATGATGATTTTGTAGGTTTACGCTATCGCAGCGAGGGATTTATAAAGAAAGCCAATACCATTGCGCCAATATTTGCAGCGGTATCAAAGGAAGCCTGGCAAGCAGCTAAATTCCCAAGCGTAAACTGGTATTCTGATAACATTATTTGTGATGACATGACTAAGGCTGGCTTCACGCATTGGGTGAGTAGAGGCTATGTGCATCACGCAGGCAGCCAGACAGTAGGCGATAACTTCGCTAAATGTCATGAGGATAGTAGGGCATGGATACGGCAGAATAGGCCTGATGTATACGATACGTATTATTAAGCATGACACCTGAAAGGTAATGCAAAAATGGAAACAGAAATCACCAAAGTGCAGGAAGATGCACGAATAGCTAATCTTACTAACATGGGTAAGGGTAGGACTAAGGGAGTACCTAACAAGAGTACGCAGATAGTTAGGGAAGCTATTGCTAATCTACTAGAGCGCAATGCTCCGAACATGGATAGATGGCTCAATGAAGTAGCGCAAGAAGACCCGTATAAGGCACTAGACTTGATGAATAAGCTCAGTGAGTACCATATACCTAAGTTGGCTAGGACAGAGGTCACAGGCGCAGACGGTGGAGCGCAACAACACGTGGTCACATGGCAGAAATAGTAATTCCGTATCAGCCAAGAGAGCCTCAGTTACAGATGCACGAGGCTATGGACGGCACTAGATTCGCTGTAGTTGTAGCCCATCGTCGCATGGGCAAGACTGTAGCGGCCATTAACCACTTGATTAAGTCTGCTGTAGAGTGCGACAAGGATGAGCCTAGGTTTGCTTACATTGCGCCTACTTACGGCCAGGCTAAGAGGGTGGCATGGGATTACCTAACTAAATTCACAAGGCCACTAAATGCAACTCACAACATTTCTGAACTCAGGGCTGACTTCTGGGGACGCCGCATTAGTCTTTATGGTAGCGACAATCCTGATAGTCTCCGTGGTCAATACTTCGATGGAGTTATATTGGATGAGATCGGAGATCAAGACCCGAAGATTTGGAATGAAATTATCCGGCCAGCTCTGTCTGATAGGCTTGGTTGGTGCATGTTCGTGGGTACTCCTAAAGGGCGAAACCACTTTGCTGACCTAAGAGATAGGGCTGAGAGTGCTGATGATTGGAAGCTGCTAGAGTTTAAAGCCAGCGAGACCAAGATTCTGCCTGAGTCTGAGCTTGATTCTGCCCGTAAAGAGATGGGCGATGACAAGTATAACCAAGAGTTTGAGTGTTCATTTAACGCTGCGGTAGAGGGTAGCTACTATGGTCAGATCATCAATACTATCGAGGAAAAAGGCCATATCACCCGTATTGAGCGCGACGATCTTTGCCGGTCTTTTGTTGCTTGGGACTTGGGTATGGGCGATTCTACTTGTTTGTGGGTGGCTCAATTGGTTGGCAAAGAAGTGCGGCTTATTGACTGCATCGAGAACCACGGACAAGGTTTGGACTGGTATGTACGCTGGCTGCAAGACAATGACTATGCGCGGTGGGAGCAGTTCTTACCACACGACGTTGAGGTTAGGGAACTTGGAACGGGAAGGTCTCGCAAAGAAGTACTCATGGAAGCAGGACTGAATATCACTGTTGCGCCTAGATTGTCGGTAGCTGACGGTATTCAGGCTGTAAGACGGTTGCTTCCGCGCTGCTGGTTTGACCCAAAGACTAAGCCTGGCCTTGATGCTTTACGCAACTATAGGCGTGAGCATGACGAGAAACGCAATGTATTCTATGAGAAACCCTTGCATGATTGGGCATCACACTACTCAGATAGCTTCAGATATCTAGCGATTTCGCTTGACGAAGGTACTGATTCGTGGTCGTCAAAGTTGCCAAATAACGTGCAATGGGTTGTATAATTGGAAAAATTCTAGGGGTAGCTTATGCAGTCAGAAGAAATTAAAGCAATTGTTGAGGCAGAGATTGATAACTCCATTGGCTTTATTGACTCTGAGACTACAGACCAGCGTCAAAAGGCGCTAGAGTATTACCTGCGTGATCCGTATGGCAATGAGCAAGAAGGTCGCAGCCAGATCGTTACAGGTGAGGTAGCCGAAGCTATTGATGGCGCACTGCCACAGCTAATCCGTGTATTCACCACGACAGAAGATATTGTCTTATTTGAGCCGCAGTCTGCTGGCGACGAGGAAGCTGCTAAACAGGCAACTCAGTATTGCAATTGGGTATTCTATCGAGATAACCCTGGCTTCCTGATTCTCCACAATTGGTTTAAAGACGCGCTGCTGCAAAAGGTAGGCGTGGTTAAGGCTTATTGGGACGCTAGTGAGGACATCACCAAGGAGTCGTACAAGAACCTGACGGATGATGAGCTTGCTTTATTGCTATCAGATGAGTCGCTAGAGATAGTTAAGCAGAAGTCTGAGGTCGTTGATATGTCCGGTATGCCTATCATGCTGCACAATGTCACGATTAAGAAGGTTAAGAATACAGGCCAGGTGGTTATCGAGAATATCCCACCAGAAGAATTCCTAATTAGCAAGAACGCTAAGTCTATTGCTGACTCCCCATTTACAGCGCATCGTCGTCTAGTACCACGGTCTGAGATGATCGAGATGGGTTACGATAAAGACATCATCGATAACCTGCCTACCTACGATGACCTGACATTCTCTCCTGAGCGCATTGCTCGATTCGATAATGGCGAGCAACCGGATGATGAGAGCCTTGACCCATCAATGCAGCGCCTTGAGGTCTATGAGTGCTATATCTACCTAGACGTTAATGATGATGGCATTGCAGAGCTGCGTCGTATTGTCTATTGCGGCAGTGAGCTTCTTAGCGACGAAGAAACAGACGTAACGCCATTCCATGCTATCTGCCCTATTCCTATTCCTCACAAGTTCTTTGGTCAGTCACTTGCTGATCGCACTATGGACATTCAGTTAATCAAGTCTACGGTAACCCGTCAGATGCTTGATAACATTTACTTAACAAACAATGCTCGAATGGGTGCGGTTGATGGCCAGGTAAACATTGACGATCTGCTAAACGCTACGCCTGGCGGTGTGATTCGCATGAAGAATCCTAATGCTATCGTGCCGATTCAAGTGCCTAGCGTTACGGCTCAAGCCTTTCCAATTCTGGAATACATGGATACGGTACAAGCCAAGCGTACAGGCGTATCTGACGCTCAACAAGGCTTGAATCCTGACATTCTGAGCAATGTAACTGCGGCTGCGGTAGCTGCAATGACACAGGCCAGCACTGGCAAGCTAGAGCTGATTGCACGTATCTTTGCTGAGACAGGCGTTAAATCGCTGTTCCAAGGAATTCTTGGTCTGGTTGGTAAGTATCAAGACAAGCCACGGATGCTGCGTATTGCTGGCAAGTATGTGCCGTTTGACCCGCGTACATGGGCTAATCAGTTTGACGTATCTATTAACGTCGGTCTTGGCTCTGGTAATCGTGAGCAGCAATTGGCTATGTTGCAGATGGTGCTACAAAAGCAAGAGCAGATATTGCAACAGTATGGCCCAGGCAATCCATTGGTAACGGTTGGTCAGTACCGCAACACGCTGGCGAAGTTCATTGAGGCTGCTGGCTTTAAGGATGCTGACCAGTTCATGAACCAGATCACGCCTGAGATTGAGGCGCAACTGGCTGCACCTAAACCACCACCACCTGATTCGCAAGCTGAGTTCGCTAGGATGATGGCGCAGGTTGAGCAGGAAAAAGCACAGGTAGCCCGTGAGAAAACTCAGGCAATGTCGCAGATTGACTCTGCTAAGTTGGAGTTAGATCGTCAAAACCTTGAGGCCAGCTATGCTCAGAAGGGCGTTGAGATGGCTATGAAGAATCAGAAAGACCAGCAAGAATTGAAGCTGAAAGAGGCTGAGTTAGCTGTTAAGCAATTGCAGGCTGTATTGGCGATGGACATTGCTGACGAAGATAGCCGGACACGACAGGCTGACATTGTTCTTAAAGCAATTAAAGAGATTGGGAACATTACACGATGAACAAAGCAGATTGGGCTAATAACCTGACACTTGATCCTAACTGGCAAGAACTTATATCAGAACTGAGATCAACAGAGTTAGCTAAGTTTACTAATAGCGATTATCTCGATGTAGAGGCCAGAGAACAGGCTTACATTCGATTGAGAACGATAGAGAGTATTACCGACTACTTGGAAGGCTTGAAGGCTCAGAAAGCTATTGACAAGAAGCGTTGGAAGATTTTGTAGTCTGTCATGGCAGTTCCATGTAAAATTAAGGAAATAACAACATGAGCGAAACGACTAGCGCGACACCGGAATCCGGTAGCGGAGAGTTGACAGTAAACGATGCGGCTAACGCTTTCATGGGCTTAATGGGTAGTGACGAAGGCTCCGATGACGGACAACCAGAAGCACAGGCTCAATCCGATGAAGACGAAGGCGAAGAACCAGAGGAAGAATCTAGCGATGATTCTGAAGGTGAAGAACAGGAAGATAGCGAACAAGAAGAACAGGAACGTACCTACCGCGTGAAAGCTGCCGGTGAAGAAAAGGACGTCACCCTAGACGAGCTTGTTAAGAATTATCAACTTGGCGCTGACTATACGAAAAAATCGCAAGCTGTAGCTGAAGATCGTAAGGCTATTCAGGCCGAATACCACGCGATTCAAGAGGCGAAGCAACTGAGAGATCAGTACGCACAGCAACTTCAGGTGATTGAGCAGATGCTTTCACGTGGGGAAGAACCAGAGAATCTTGACTACTTAAAGGAAACCGATCCAATCGGATACGCCGTTAGGGTAGCGGAACTCTCACAGAAGGAGAAACAACTTTCTCAAGTACGCGCTCAACAGCAGAATATTAGAGCGCAACAAGAGCAAGACAGGCAGCAATGGATGTCTAACCTAGTCCAGCAAGAATCGGAGAAGTTAGCAACTGCGCTACCTGACTATGTTGATCCTGAAAAGGGTGAGTCACTGAGAAAGTCAGTGCGCTCATACGGTAAAGAGTTAGGGTTTTCAGATGAGGAATTGGCAAGCGTTGTTGATTCTCGTCACGTTATTACGTTATATAAGGCTATGCAGTACGACAAGCTACAAGCGTCGAAGCCTGGTATCAATAAGAAACTAGCTGAAGCCCCGAAAGTTATGAAGTCGGGAGTCTCGCAGTCTCGAGATACTAATAACGAGCAGTATAAGAAACAGAAGGCTAAAGCTAGGGCTACCGGAAGGGTAGCTGACGCTGCGGCACTATTTGAACGGTTTATTTAAAGGAAATTATCATGCCTACATATCAAACATTTACCGCTATCGGTATGCGCGAGGACTTGTCCGACATCATCTATAACATCTCGCCTACTGAGACTCCAATCATGTCGTCGATTGGTCGCACCAAAGCTACTGCTGTTTATCATGAGTGGCAGACTGACTCGCTGGCCGCTGCTACCACTGCTAATGCAGCAGTTGAGGGCGCAGATGCAACGTCTGCAACGATGGCTCCTACGACTCGCGTCGGTAACTATACGCAGATCGTACAAAAGACGGTCCAAGTTTCCGGCACTCTGGAGACTGTCAACAAAGCAGGCCGTAAGTCTGAAAAGGCTTATCAACTGTCGAAGGCTTCGCAAGAACTCAAGCGTGATCTGGAAACCATCATCACGGCTAACCAAGGCAAGTCGGCTGGTACGTCTACGGTTGCTCGCACTATGGGTTCGCTGCTGTCGTGGATCAAGTCTAACTCGTCGCAAGGTACTGGCGGCTCGGCTCCTGCAACTTCCGGTACTTCGACCCGTACCGATGGCACACAGCGTACTGCTACCGAAGCACTGCTCAAGACTGTTATCGCTTCGATCTTTGATGCGGGTGGCAATCCTAAAGCTGTGTTCGTTGGCTCTGCTGGTAAGCAAAAGGTTTCTACCTTTGCTGGTATCGCTGTTAACCGTTATCAGATCACTAAGCCTGAAGCTGGCGTGATTATCGGTGCTGCTGACATTTATCAGTCGGACTTCGGTCAACTGTCTATCGTGCCTGATCGTTTCATGCGTAACCGCGATATGCTGATCCTTGATCCTGAGTACGCTGCTATGGCTTTCCTGCGCCCATTCATGACGAATGAGTTGGCTAAAGCTGGCGATAGCGACAAGACTCAGATTCTTGCTGAAGTAACGCTGGAAGTGAAGAACGAAGCTGCTCACGGTATCGTGGCTGACTTGGACTTCACACTGTAATGAACTAGCCCCTGACTTCGGTTGGGGGCTTTTTATAAAGACCAATGACAAACTTTAGAGAACAAAAAGTTCATGCGGATGGTGATGGCGGTATTATCATCGAGACTAACCAAGACATTACAGATATTCTTGCTAGGAACAAGGTACTCCAAGAGGTAGATAAAGCTAGGACAGGCGACACAGATGACTTGCATTTGATTGGTTCCGTACCGTTTACAGCAGTAGATAAGTTAAACGAGATGGGGATTATGCGAGGATTTGCGATTGTGGATGACAAAGCATTTAGACGTT